GAATAGTCCGGCGAGAATCTTCTCGTCAAAAGTCCAAAAGGCCACCTCACTAAGGTGAGCAATAGTAGGGGTAGTTCCACGACCAGCTTCCGGAGAACCAGCAGTATATAATCTATAACCCGCGTTATTATGTTCAAATTTAATCTCCTTTGCGTTTGATGCTATTAAAGGAGGTTTGAATTCTTTTTCCATCTTATCTATTAAGTTTTTGCTCATACTGAATAAAGCATCAGAAGTAGCACTGTCATGAGCCATCACCACCGATCTTGCATTAGGGGTGAAGTAACTCTTCCATGCAGTGCGAGCAGTACAATAGGTAGAGATTCCTTGTTGACGAGCCTTTAAGATAAGTGCTCGTACTCTACCTTTTTCTTTTAGTTGTTGTTCTAGTTGTTTATTGATTTCCTGTTGAGCGTCATTAAAGATAAAAGGTGAAAATCCTTTAGCAGCATCTTTTGTTATTATTTTTACTTGTTCGGTAGCGAACTTCTCAAAGTTAGTTTCATATTCCTCTAAGAGCTTTCTTCTTCTTGCTTCTTTGATGAGGGCGAGTTTTCGCTTATTGTCCATAATATACCCCAATAGTTAGCAGCAACACTATCTCTAACATCATTATGCTTAGTACTATGTCCATAATTTTTCCTTTTTATCCACTCAATTACGCTTGATCCTACGTCATCGCAGGGATCGTTATAGAGAATCATTGTACCTCCTGGTTAAAATTTAACCAATTGTTATCTCTATTAGGAGACACTTCCTTAAGAAGAAACTTAAAAAATTTTAAACACCTATATATACCCCACTACTATTTTTATAACCCCCTACTTTTAATTATATCTTTTTTTAAATCTTTAACAATCTTTAAAAAAACAAACTATATCAAATTAATACCTTATTCTTCACAATCCTCCCTCTATATTAACAAAAAATAATTATTCAATTATTTTTCTAAATAATAATTAATAATCTTCTTTTAAAATATATCTACCCTTTTTAAAAAATAATTATTCAATTATTTTTCTAACTAATAATTAATAATTCCCTTTTTAAATATATATACTCATAATAAAATATCCCTTTAAAAATAATTATTCAATTATTTTTTTAAATATAAATATAAATCCCTTTTTTTAAATATATATAATCATATTAAAATATCCCTTTAAAAATACATTTATATTTATATTTCAACCCTTAACATTAACAATAAAATATATTACATCTAATAAATTAATATATATAATCATCATAACAAATTCATTTAAACATAATCAACACACAAATCTTTCTATCTTTAACCCAATCTATTCACCTAACCAATTAACCCATTTTACTACATTCTTTACCCATCCACAAATAATACCTCAATTCACTTCTTTAAACCAAACACAAACTAACCATTCACTTTTTTATTTAATTATTAATAACCAAACTCATTTACCATTAACCTCATTTCATAATAACATTAATAATTTCTTAAATTTACCACCTTCACCTAACAATCAATCTAAACAACCAATTAATACTAATCCTATTAATTCACAACCAAACCCATTTTCATCTACAAATAATAATTCTAATACTTCTCCATTCTAATTATTATTTTCAACTTATAATATAAATATAAATCCCTATATTAAATACAAACATCTTTTAATATATATTTATATTTATATTATAAAAATTTTAAATATAATAAATTATAAATAATTTATACATTATATCTTTTTTAAATCTTTAACAATCTTTAAAAAATTTTTAAATATAATAAATTATAAATAATTTATAATCATACTTTTAAATAAAAATTTTCGGGGGTTACCGCCGTCGTAATAACCGCCGTCTTTGGGTGCTATTGTACCGCCGTCTTGGTCTAGTAGGCAGGTGAGGAACTGTCTCCTAATAGAGAAGAGGGGCTGCGGGGCGGTCAACCTACCTATAAGTATAGTCATTGGGTGATTCCGAAGACACTATCGGGCACCCGTAACACCACCAGCCTGAACTAGTTGTAAGATAGAATCTACCCTTCTCAAAAATAATTATTCAATTATTTTTTTAAATTCTTTTTCTTTTAATTATAACATAGAAAGATTTGCCATGATTAAATTACAAATTATTGACGATATTACTTATGTATGTGAAGACTCAGATCTTATACTCGGAGTTGATTGGGAATATGATAGTGATGGAAGTCACATAGCAATTACAGATAAAGCTAAGAACTACGAACCTAAACGTAGAGTCGCAACAACTGATGAAATAATAAATCATAGATTAGAACTAAAAAGAATACAAGATGAATTTATTACTGATGACATGAAGTAGCCGATTTGGCTACTTCTGACGTAGTTACCAACATAACCTTTAAATCTTTCCCACTTCATCTAAATTCCCTTACCTTTTCTAAAAATAATTATTCAATTATTTTTTTAAATCTTATTTCTTTTTTCTTTTAATTATAACATAGAAAGTGAGTGTTGCATGAAAGTACCTATGAAAAACCAAGATGGTTCTACTGCGTATCATATTGAAGTAGAAGACATCGATGTAACTGGCCATACTATTGCTAGTCAAGTTATTAGAACATTAATGTTTAATCGTAAGACACGTAAATTGCGTACCATAGATGATATTTATAAGATTGTTCAGAACAGATATGGTCCTCAGTGCTCACCATGTGGCATACATGAATATGTCAAATCAGAATACATATCATGGATTAGACATTATGTTGAGATGCATAGCCACATTGATGATCCTGAGTTCCAAAAGAACTATCCGTTCGCTCAGAAACATTTTGATAAGCTTTGTCCTGATTGGACATCAGTGTGTACTGAATGGAAATCGATAAATGTCATGAGACATGTCGATCAAGATAAACCTTATCCTAATTAAGAAAGTGAGTATAAATGACTGAATTTGTATATGAAGAAGTCAAGATCCTTGTCTGTGGTGGCAGGGATTTTGACGATTATAATATGATGGATCTATGGTTAACAAAACTGCAGAATCATATCATGATGAATATGACGAATAAACCTAAGTGGGTATTGATACACGGTGGAGCACGTGGTGCTGATACTTTAGCTCATAGATGGGCTCAAGCTAATAAAATTGAAGACATCAACGTGTTTAAAGCTGACTGGGATACTCATGGTAAAGCAGCTGGTGCATTAAGAAATGAAGAAATGCTTAATGAAGATCCTGACTATGTAATTGGATTTGAAGGTAATCGTGGTACTCGTCATATGTTAGCCATTTCGATTACCCGAAGTTGCTTTCAACCTAATAGTCCTTCACCCAAAGGCGTATATCATATGCCTGAAGATAAAAGACTTCGTGAAGTTATAGATCATAAAAATGATCAACTAATGTATAAGTGATGATTATGCAACCTCAGAGCACCCTTCGGGGTGCTCATTTTTTACTGAAAGGACCGACTATGTATAAATATATTGATTTCTTATTAGCCATCGTAGACCTACTTAATGCAATAGCAATCTTTGTTGTGCTTATGATACTTGCTATTATGCTACCATCGTTTATAACCGAAGTGACGCAATTTATCTCTATCATCGTTCAACCATTATAAGGAGTAGACATGACCGACCAAGTTACACATCGAATAGTTCCAGGTTATATTATGGATCTAACCTTTCATCGTGAAGTATTTACCTCAAACGATCATTATATTGATCAATGCATTTTAGACTTTGAACCTAAATACCATATGTCTATTATTCAAGAATCTTATAACAAAGATAAAGGCATCTTTGAAATAGCCTTATTAGATCCTAAAGCAGGGCATTTTAAATCTCATCCGCTATTCGGTGATGAAGGTGAGACTACCCTTAAATGTCGTGGTGATCGTCTTGACTTTTTTATTTTAGAAATTATGAAAGAACTAGGCTCTCGTGTTAAACCAACACATCTGAATCACAACGCTTATATATAATAGAAAGGAATATATCATGGATCAATTAACAGCAGTGTCAGTTGTCTTATGCGCATTTTTATGCGCATTTGTACTATGTTATTGGATGTCGGGTGGATTTAAATGATTCATGCGATAATCTTTATATGTTCCCTCAATCATAACTGTGTATATATCTCAGATGATTGGGGACCATATCAAACTATAGATCAGTGTTTAGACCGTACTACATCAATGCATCAATCAGCATTAATAATATTACCAAAATACCGATCTGTATCGTCCCACTGTACTAAATCTAAATTCATATCAGAAGGAGTAAAAGCATAATGGACCATCAAAATATCTTTACATATGTTTTAGCTAAATACAATATAGCTTTAGGTGCTGATGAAATAATTAAGATAGTTACTGATAATCTTAATGTCGATCAATATGTTGACATTAACTATCCTAATTCTTAATCTTTCAGACCTCTCTATTAAGCGCGATATTCATCGCGCTTTCTTTAATATATTTATTTATCTTAAATTTATATTCATATTCAAAAAATCTCTTAGATAACATAAATATATTATTAATCTTTTAACTTAACTTAGTCTATAAAAGGAGTCTTAAATGAGTGTATATCCACGTTCCATAATTGTTAAAGATTTACTCGCGAAATATTGCAGAATTTCTGGTGCTGATGCACCTGTAAACCCATTTGGTTCTAAACAATGGGAAATGCAGATTACCACTGAAGATGCTGCAAAGATCAAAGAGCTTACAGATCTTGGTCTTACTGTTAAGCAGGATAAAAACGATCCTAAAGTCCATACAGTTAACCTTAAGAGAAAAGGTATTAAAGCTGATGGAAATCCTAATGCACCAGTGAAAATCGTTGATTCTCAACTTCAACCATTAGCTGGTGATAACATTGGCAATGGATCTAAAGTCAATGTGAATCTTTGGCAGTATGAGTATGAAGCACCTGGTCGATCAGGTGTTGCAACCTCATTAACAGCAGTTCAAGTAACTGAGCTAGTCGAGTACACACCTTCTGCAGGGTTCGAAGCTGTCGAAACAAAACCTGCTGAAGAAAAGCAATTGCCATTCTAAAAGCTTTCTAAGTATCAGGTCTAGTGAAAGCTAGACTTGATGCAGCTTTAGAATCAGAATCATGAATTACATTATATTTTGTCTCATGCTAAGTTTCGTTATATTTGGTTTAATCTATTTAAACGAAAGGCGATAACTTGTACACAGTAATATTTACTATGATATTATTAGCTATAATTATCGTCGGCTTTAAACGTTATTGAAGCCGGCGAATTATAAAATTTTAAAATGCCGACAAAATGCAGCCAGTGAAAGGTGGCAAAATGACCCATTCTAACATAACATATTTTCCTGCCGTACGACTTGCCTTTGATAAAGTTACTAGAACACTTGATAATCTTATTACTGAAGCCGAAAAGAACAACCTTCATGCAGTAGCAGAAGCTTATCGTCAAGCGTTTATACTAATTCGTCAAGGCATTGAACAAATTGAACATCAAGGAGAATCGACTTTACATAAACATCTTGAGAATGAGATGAAAGAAGTTCTTGATATTGCTCATAACAATTGTACTGAAATAAAAACTAATATTGAAGATCAATTTAGAGAAAGCCTCGAAGCTGTGACTACCGGCATAATCCGAATTCTTCAAGAAAAGCATTTAAATGATCAATATATAAGTAATATGAAACAAGAAATCGAAACTTATGCACTTGAAGAAGTAACAAACATATTTAGTGAAGAAGGGATAGGTTTCAGTGGAGACTAAAGTAATAGCAAAGAAAATAATTGAAGCTTCAACTATTAATCCACCACATTACCGACAGGGCGATGTTGAATGTATTCAAGCTATCAAAGCTGCTTGCGGTGACGATGGTTACGATGGATATCTTCAAGGAAACATTATGAAATATGTTTGGAGATTCAAGCATAAAGGCCGTGCTAGTGACGATCTTAGAAAAGCTAGATGGTATCTAAATGAACTAATTAAAGTACATGGAGATGAAAATGAATGAAGATAAAACAAAAGTTCCTTATAAATCAATGACTTATCCTGTTGATGAATGGGGAAGACTAGGTGGAATGTTTAGTTTAGCAGATGTACCAGTATGTAAGTTTGTACGATACCAAGAACTTAGTGAAAAAGATCAAAAGAGATTAGATCGTCAATACGAAGGAGGAGCCTTAAATGCCTAGAAATCTTACCAAAACCTATAAGAAAGAATGTTTTAAATTTCTTGACGACCTTCAAGCAAGTGGTGATTGTAATATGTTTGGAGCTACATCGTATCTAGTACAAGATTTTAATTTAGAAAAGAAAGATGCCATTTCTTGTTTACAAGAATGGATGAGTCAATTTCCACGTAATAATAGAGAAGAGGAAACAGTATGAAACCAGCAAGTACAGCAGTCGCAAGATGGACTAAAGACAGATCTACGTTCAGTGGATATAAGTTTACAGTAACTAATAGAAAAGATCCTGCAGTATTAACTCTTAAGAAACTTGTTAAAGAAGAAAATAAAGATAGATGGAATCCAGAAAACAGACAAAGAGTTAGATTAATGGGTCGTGGACCAAGAGCTATGTGGGCTAGAGCTGAAGGAAAACATCCAAGAGCTTATGATTCTTATATTCCTTTAGACAAAGCTACTCACTTTGATGTATATGTAAACTCAGCATATGTACCATACAATGGTTGAGACAATACTAATAAGCTTTGCAGGTGGCGCAGCCATAATGTATATCATTTGGTACGTTGCCGATAAAATCAGTAAGTTACCTTAACAAATAGAATACTCGCCCAGTACAACGCCTTCATAGCACTGACAGTGAGATAAGTAGTAAGATACTTTAGGGTTTATCTGATGTGGCGATCAGACGAGTTAACGTGGATACGAGAGAAATATGTGGCGCACAACGTCTTACAGCTCTCTCGTATCTCATTTATGGAGAATGATATGAGTGTAGATAATACAACAACACAAGAAAATGATAAATTTGTATATGTAAAACCTGACGGAGGAGAGATCTGGTGCTATGGTAGCATAAAATTCGATAGTAATTTCGAAGTATGCTGTGATGATGAGGAGTTCGATGGAGTAGTAGTAGATTGTGAGGGCGATAAGTACGATACATGGGATAAAGTATGTAAGTATTTAATGGAAAATTACCGATCTGATTTGGAGCAAATATCCACATGTTAAGTCCTATTGAACCTATACATAATCGTATTCAAGAAGTCGTTAATAATCTATACGAAGAAGAACATGATCCATTTGCGATAGCGGGCGTAATGCTCGCTATTGCTATTCAATTATACCGTACTCAAGAAATGAAATGGGATGGAATTAAGAAATTACTAGATGAAATCCATAAAACCAGTATAAAATCAGAAGAACATATAAGGAGGACAATGCATTGAAATCTTTAAGTAATCCTAACAACCACAGTTTTAAAATAAAACAAACAGAATCCTACCTTAATGATGCTACAACTGTATTAGAATGGGCTAAAAAGCTTATGATGCAGAAAGGAAAAGACTATCAAGGTGGATCTGTCTGTGATGAAGACTATTATCCTCATGGATGGAAGTCTTTTGATACCATGTTAACAACTAAAGTATTAAGATTCCGCTCTGTAATGGAACAAAAAGGAGAAGTAAACTTTGATTCTGCTCAAGATTGTCTTATAGACCTCATCAATTATTCAGC